TTCGTTGACGAACTGCGCGGATTCCCAAATCTTCAGCATGACGATCAGGTGGATGCTGCATCGATGGCGTTCGGGTCGCTTTTGGACCTTCCGAAGCTAGTTCGCCCACCGCGTTGGAGCCATGGAAATCACCTTTCACGCTAGCTTGTAGCCGCGTGCACACGCACACACGCTCTGAAAATAATCTAAACGCCCTCTCGCGCGTGTTCGCACAGGTCCCCACGACCAAAATGTGCCCCACAGGCACGCAAAAACGGTCTCAGCGCGGGATTTCGCGAGACCGTAGGCTCAAAATGTGACTGAGATTAGGCGGAAACGATGCGGCTAACAGCGTCCAGCGAGAGCTTCCGACCATATTCGGCGAGAACATGCGCCTGAATCGTCCTCAGAGGCTTGTTTGAGGCTCTGAGAGCCTTCATGGCGGTGATGATGACCTGTTCCTCCTCAACCGGCTCCAAGGCCCCTTCAGAGCCTTTGGTGTAGCCAAACGGAACGATTCCACCGAGGTAGCGGCCACGTTCCTTCTGATCCTTCTTCATGGCGCCGACACGCTCGCGGATCATGTCGCGTTCGACCTCTCCAAACGCGGCGGCAATGGTCAGGAACACCTTAGCCAGACCGTTTGACACTTCACCGATGTCCAAAAGGATGAGGGAAACGCCTTTATTTTTAAGCTCTTCAACGGTTTGCAGAGCGTCGAGCGCGGATCGGAACATTCTGTCCAGTTTCACGGCAACAATGATGTCGCCCTTGACGAGTTTGTTGAACAGGATGGTGCCTTGCGGGCGAGAACGCACAGGCAGGCTTCCCGACACCCCTTCTTCCACGAAGACCTCAGCGATATCGTGGTCGTTCATCATCGCCCAACCACGAAGTTTGCGTTCCTGAGCGGCGAGGCTTTCGCCTTCAGCCTGTTGGGCCGTGGAAACACGGCAATATGCATAAACGGTCATGGGTCACTCCTGTCTGTTTGTCTGCTTGTATCTATTTAGCTTCGCGATGTCAAATGCTGTCTGTCTGTTTCAACAAGCAGACAGACAAACCATCAGGCAGGCCTCTAACCCCCTCAATACGCATCGTTTATCAATATCCTATGGGGTGGGTAGGTTTTGGGTGAGCGCACGACGCCCCAGCGCAAGCAGTTAAAACGCACAGCAACTACTTTCTGAAAAATTTTCCCAATATTTTTCTTGAAACGACCCTCCCCATAAATATCGGATGATCGTCATCACCTTCCCGGCCCCGCTCTACATGGCTTTTCATGTTCGCATAGGGGTCATTGCTCGGTCAGTTGTTAATGGTGACCTTTCGGATGATCAGGTTGATTATGAGATGAAGTATCTGGTTCGTCAGGTCACGGAGGCCCATCTATTGTTGGAACAGATCAACACGATACTCCATCCACTATCCTAAATAATGGATGCCAAAGACCACGAAAACATCGTCTCCCGCAGCGTCGATTCTCACACTTCCGAATGGAAGCCCCGAGCGTTCGGCTGCATTTAAAGCCTTTTGCCAAGCCCTGCTTGAGCGCAAAGCCGCATCCGACAAGCATTCCCCTAAATAATGGGTAGTCTAATAGGACACCCGTAATCAATGTTTGATATTATTTCCGCAAAGTATAATCGCGATGAGCAATTTTTGCAGCGCACGCATGACCTAAATTTGCTGCTGCGGATCATTGCTCCCGAAGTTGCGGGCGGAATCTATGATATTCCTGAGAACTCGGGTCACCCACCCTTGGTGCCGTTCGGTCAAGAGACGACTGGTTCCGGTCGATACATCAAAATTGAAAATCGCCGCCCGAATATTCCCGAGGGCACGAGCACTTTGCGGGCACAGGTTGTACGCCAAGGGCAGATGTTATTTGGCGATGATGCTTTCCCATCGGTCAGCACGTCTGATCAGACCGTTCGGGTTGTTCTAGAAGGCTGGATAGACCAAGCGCAGATAGCCGACAAGATGCGGGCATCCGTTCTGTTGGGGTCCGTGGGTTCCGTCGCCCTGCACCTCAAAGCATTGGCTGACATTAACGATCCTCACCGCGTCTACGTCGATGTTCACACCACCAGCTTCCTGAACCCCACGTTTAAGGCATATCGTCCTGACGAGCTGGAAAGCATGGAGGAAAAATACAAGATCGACGGCCAGAGCCTTCGTCTAGATGGTTACGCCATCCCTGAAGCCGATGACGCGGCCATTTTCTGGGTCATGCGTCAGTGGACTGAAACTGAAGAGATTTGGTATCAGCCTTGGAAAGACGTTGATGAGGTTCGCGCGAAAAATCGTGGTGAAACCTTCACGCCTGTTCGTGACGACGAATCTTCAACTGTCCACAATCTAGGTTTCTGCCCGTGGATTTGGATTAAGAACCTACCGTTGGGTCGTGGCGTGGATGGCTCTAGCCAGTTCCGCGCGGCCATCGATCACGCCATCAATCTTGATTATCTGGAATCCCAGATCGCGCGTGCGGTCAAGTATACCATGGACCCGACGCTGGTCATTCAGCAGGACCCTTCGACCCCGGATGATGAGGAAGAAGGCGGCGATGAGCTAGCCAAAAGCCCCAGCACCATCCTCGTGATCGGCACGGATGGTAAGGCTTACTATCTGGAAATCAGTGGTGTGGGCATTGAGAAGGCGCGACAGGTCGCGGCGGACCTTCGCAAAGCCATTATTGAGATCATGCACGGCGACCGTGTTGACCCTGAAAAGGTCACACAGGGCCATCAGGGCGCCAAGTCTCTCGCCATGCTCAATCAGCCTCTTATCGGTCTGTGTGACCAACTGAAGGTCTCTTACGGCTCTGCGATGAAGCAGATGCTTCGGATGTTCATCCGCATCGGCGCCACTCGGGACATCGAGGTCAACGACATCACCTATGCGGCGGCTTCACTGAAGCCTGTCCCTGATCTTCATTTGGATTTCGGCAACTACTACACGGACACGCCCGCCGAATTGTTCGCCCAAGCTCAAGCCGACAAGCAGAATATCGAGAACGGCTCCTTGAGCATTGAACGCGCGATCAGCAAGCACGCCAAAGACTACAATATCAAGGATGTTCCGGCGGAACGGCTGAAGATCGAGGAAGACCAAAAGGCTACGGATGCGCGCGCAATCAGGCTCGCTGGGGCTATGGCTCAGGTCAAAGTCAGCGAGGACATCTAACCACTCAGTCCGTCACTTTCAGTTCCCTTACTAAATAACTTCATAGATCGGCAGGGGCCGGTCGCATTGAAGTAGGGACTGAAATGACAACTGAAACTAGCGCAACCGCTTCGGCGGAATCGACAACCGAATCCAAGATCGAAACGAAGACCGCAGGGGCGGCTAAGTTTAGCTTCGAGGAACTTGAGAAATATCGGGAAGAAGCAATTTCCGACAACATCAAGCTTCGGGAGAAGAACTCCGAATATAAGAAGCAAATGCAACAACTGGAAACGCAGGCACGCAAGGGTGCGGAGCTTGAGGAACAGTTGACCAAAGTCGAACAACAGGCACGCCAACGCGTCGCCAAGGCCGAATTCAAAGCTCTGCTTAAGCATTCCGGCATTGATGACCCTGATGTGTTGAAGCTCCTTCCGCTAGAATCCGTCGAATATGACGACGAAGGTGAACCGAGCAACGTTGAGGCTATTTGGACCACGTTTCAGGAATCCAAAAAGTATCTCTTCAACGCAAAAACTAACACCAGCACTGCTGCGATTAAAGCAGCACCGGAACCTAAGAACGTCTCCGTGGACTGGAATACTTTGAGTGATGAGGAATTCGATGCTCGCCGTGCAGAAATGCACAAGGCGCAGCGTCGGCAATAAAACCTCCCGCCACGGCGGCACAACTATTGTAAAGTTGAATTTTTATTATGTCTAATATGTCTCTTATCAATGTCAATTCGGCATTGGCTCCCCTAACCCAGCAAGGCTACTTGAACCGTCTGGTTCGTCCCTCTCTTGAGCCTGAAAACGTCTGGCGTAAAGCTGCCTCGACGGATGCGGAAAACTTCCCCCACCAAGCCGGTATGCCGGAAGTCATCAGCGTTCGTGGTCTGCTGACTCCGAACCTGACCCCGAACAACGTCTCGTCCTTTACTGACCCTCTGGGTGGTATGACTGTCGGCAACGCCGTCCAGTATGAGCAATACCTCGGTAAGTTCGACCGCTACGACCACCTCCTGTCAGTTGACACGGAAGGCGAAGACTTCGCTATCGTGCGTCAGTTTGAAGAAAACTTCATCTCTCTGGCTCTCTATGGTGCGCAGGTCTCCGATTTCTTGGCTCGTAACGCGCTGTTCACCACCTACACCGGTGGTAACACCTTCCTGACGGCCAATGCTAACTCGTCCGCCACAACGATCCACGTTGACAACATCAACGGCTTCGTCCCGGCTTCGTCGACCCTTGGTACTGTCGCCACCCCGACGATCACCATCGCTGGCAACACCTACACCATCTCGGCTGCAACGCCTGACGGTTCGAACGCCTCTGGCTTCGTCGTCACCGATGTCACCGGTATGATCGGCACCAGTGGCACCTTGACGATCTCTCCGGGTCTGTCCGCCGCCACCGCGTCGGGCACCGCAGTTACCGCCGTCAATGGCCCCCAAATGCTGCGTGCGAACTCGCGCGTCAGCTACAACACGATCCAGTCGGGTGACTTACTGACTTCCACCCTGATCAACCAAGCGAAGGGTATCCTGACCGGTAACCGTGCGCCGAAGATCGGTGGAGCTTACACCCTTTACGCGGATAACTTTGCTCTGCAAGGTCTGTATCAGGACCCTGAATTCCAAAGCTTCTTCCGTGGCGGCTATGACTCGTCCGTCTGGCAGGATGGTGAAATCACCAAACTGCTTGGTGTCCGCGTTGTTGAGTGCACGTCTAACCCGATCCAGTATGTCGGCAACCAACTGGTCTCCCGACCGATGCTGGTAGCCGGTGGCGCCCTGACTGAGTTCCAAGCTACGGACCGTATGGTCCGTAACTCCAAGGAAGCTGGCAACGGTGTCATCCACACGATGGTCATGGACAACATGGTGTTCCACACCCGTCCGCCTATCGATCCGGGTGCTCAGTTCATCACGCAGGCCTTCAAGACCTACGTGGGTTACTCGGCCCGCACAGACCGCCTGCTGACCTCGCTGAACGTGCCCACGGCCAGCGCAGCGAATTACAAGCGCGCCGTCTGCATGGAAGTCGCTGGCGTTTAATCGCCACCAAAAATAAGAGAATTGGCCCGGCAGGCAACTGCCGGGCTTTTCTTTGCCCATTCTAAATAAGGACATGAGTAACCCGCCCGTCCCTCTCACATATCAGCAGAAGTCTGACATCCGCCGCCACTTGGGATATCCCAACTGGGCGAGCGATCTCATGCCGATTGCGTCCTATTACCGTCTAGAGCATTTGGAAAAACTCCAAATGGTCATGGATTATTTGGATCAGACGGACCACAACAACGTGGTTAGCCAACTTGCGGCGATTAACGCTGCCTATGCGACTTGGCAGGCGAACCAAAACAACAATCAGAACTCACAAGTCGGCATTATCACCCGAGACCCTCGCCGTGTGGCCCTTGATCGCAGTTTCTACCGGTCGCTATGTCGCGATCTCGCAAGCTGGATCGGTGTTCCCTATCGGGGTGGCGGCAAGCTGCGTGTGGTGGTCTAAATGACTACTAACATTTTGGCTTCAACAACCGCCGACCTTGTTGAGATGTGGCAAGAGATTGGGGCTACATTCGGGTCTACATACGAATGGTATTCTGCATCCACCGGCAACAACCTCAATCCGATTTCTGATGCGAATGATAGTGGCTCATTTCAGTGCTACTTCGACCGCGACCCGACTTTCCCCACGAAGCGTGCTCGCGAGTATGGAAAACCCGAGTATTTCTGCGCTTACGATAGGGCTGGACCACAGGTAGGCGACTATCTTGTTGGGACTGACACCTATGTCATCATCGACCAAGATGACCTCACACCTTCCAAGGTGGTGATGTGTAATACTCTTGTAGATTTCTACCGACCCGGTCCCACGTCTATCAATGGAGTGCGTGAAACAACCAAAGGACTTGGAACTATGATCGCCCAGCAATGGCCGGTGAGCCTATTGGCCGGTTCGCGTGGCGAAAAGGCTACAATAGACCTGCCTGATGCCGTTCGCCAACCTTGGGTGACGATCCTTTGTCCGACCATCCCCGGCGTTATACTGATGAATGGCGACAAGTTGCAGGACTCTAGTGGCAATAAGTATCAAATCTCGATGCCAGAAGATACGCTGCTTGGAAATCGACTGACCGCCAAAATGGATATGGGGTAAGCGATGACCTCTAATCCAGTCACCGTTACTGACTCGTCCAGCGTGGAGAATGCTATTCTTGCGCTTTTGAACGACGCTGTCTTTGGTGCGAACGCGACCATCGATTCATCCGTGTTAACACCTGTAAGCATCAACGGAACAACCGCCCCTATCGCGATTTTTCGCGGGTGGCCGACCCCTCAGGAACTTCAGTCTGATGTCGTGAACTCGGGCGGCGTTTACATAAGCGTCTACAAATCCACGGTGAGCCGCAATACGACACGGTTCCAACTCACCTATCAGCCGTATGCCAACGCCCCTGTAACGGCCTCTCTGACCGTCTCGGGAGCGTCTGTGACGGTCGGCGGCTATGGCTCGAACTCCAACGTCATCGGAGCCGCCTACGGCTCTGTGTCAGGCTCCTATCGCCCGCTAGCGAACGAGAGTGCGGATTCCGAGCTGATCCCGCCGGCCATTCCGATTTGATGCCGCCACCCGTTCCGATTTGATCCCGCCAGTCATTCCGGAATGATCCCGCCAGGGGTTCCGATTTGATGCCGCCAGGCAAGGGGC